CGATTGTATTACGCTGGAATCCTTTGAACATTTCGCCACTGAACAGTTTAAGATATAAAGCTCTTGAATCGTTAGCGGCATTCAGTTGGCCAGGCCGCGTCAGATCGGCTAAAGGCTCGTTACTATTTTGATGTGCCATTGTTATGGATAAAATTTATATTGATTTTCTCAGCTGAAATTTTTCTCGAGTTTTTTTGTGGTCTATCCCACCGTCTAGACGGCAAAAGGTATCCAGCGTACTGGGCTTATGCCAATGAAAAGGGGGTCCGACTCTGAGGTGCCCCC